ATGACTAAAATCCTAAAAAACTTTAATTTGTTCGTGGACGGCCGTGGGTATGCCGGACGTGCCGAAGAAGTCACACCACCAAAACTGACAATCAAGACCGAAGAATTGAGAGCCGGCGGTATGGATGCCCCCATTTCAATTGATTTGGGAATGGAAAAACTGGAATGCGGATTCAGCCTGGTTGAATACGATCCGAACCTGATGCAGCAGTTTGGATTGATATCTGGGAATGCGGTTCAGGTAACTTTGCGTGGTGCGCTGGTTGACGATGAAACAACGACCCCAATGACAATCCAGATGCGTGGAATGTACACGGAACTGGACTTTGGGACATTTAAGGCCGGCGATAAAAGCACATTGAAATGCAATGTCGCATGTCGCTATTACAGCCTGACCATAGACGGAACGCAACTGATTGAAATAGACGTGGACAACATGGTCCGCAACATCAATGGCACAGACCAAATGGCAGAAATACGTGCCGCATTAGGAATATAAGGAAAACACAATGAGCAACATCAAACTGAAATACCCCATCACCGTTGATGGGGTTATTTACAATGAACTGAATATGCGCCGGTCCAAGGTGCGTGACAGATTGGCAGTAACCGCAATGAAATGCAGCGATGAACAGAAAGAAATAACCCTGTTTGCGAACCTGTGCGAGGTGGCACCAAAGGTCATCGAAGAACTGGACGAAACAGACTACGCATCGGTTCAAAAGGTATATATGGGTTTTTTCGGATCGGGTCCGGAAACCTCAGACGTGAAATAGTTGTCGTGTCGGCAATCACCCACTGGCAACTGAGTGAAATCTTGGAAATGACAGAAGAAGAATTCTATCAATGGCACCAGACAGCGGTTGCCGTTCATAAGGAAATGGTGGGATAAATGGGCGTACAGACAGCAGTACAAGTCATCATCGGTGCAGAACTGGGCAATGGTTTCAAGGGTGTATTCAGCTCAACTGAAAAGCAACTGGGAACACTGGGTAATGCGATCAAGAAACTGGACACAACTAGCAAGGACATAACCTCGTTCAAGCAACTGCGAACAGATACAGTTTCAACGTATCAGCAATGGCAAAAGGCAGAAAGCGAGGTCAAGAAACTGGCCACCGCAATCAGCCAGACAGACAAGCCATCAAAGCAACTGAACAACAGTTTCAGGACGGCCAAGAAAGAGGCATTGCTGGCCAAGACCGCATACCAGCAGAACCGCAGCAGCCTGCGTGAATTATCCGCCAGCCTAAAACAGGCAGGTGTAGATACCAAAAACCTGAACAAGGAACAAAATGCGCTGGGCAAAGCACTGGACACATTGCGATCCAGACAGTCCGCAATGGCCGCAATACACAGCAAGCAGCAAGCCAACCTTGCACAGCGTGCATCGTATCGCAGCCAGATGATGGACGTTGTGTCCCTGGGGACCAGTTTATACGGACTGGTCAAACCAGCGGTTGCATTTGAATCCGCAATGGCAGATGTGAAGAAAGTCATAGACTTTGACAGCCCCGAAGAACTGCGGCAGATGGAATCCGAGATAAAGAAACTGTCGGAAACAATTCCTCTGACCTTAGAGGGGCTGGCACAGATTGTTGCAGCCGGTGGTCAATTGGGGGTTCCAAAAGACCAGCTGACAGATTTTGCAGAAACGGCTGCACAAATGTCTGTTGCATTCGACATCACTGCTGACGAGGCCGGTCAATCAATGGCAAAGCTGTCCAACGTTCTGCAGATGCCAATTCGGGAAATGAGCAAAGTTGGGGACGTAATAAATCACCTGTCGAACAACATTGCAGCAACGGCCCCTGAAATTGTAGAGGTCAACCTGCGTGCCGGCGCAATGGCAAAATCATTCGGGCTATCCTATAACGAGGTGTCCGCACTGGCTGGTACATTCGTGGCAATGGGTAAGACACCAGAAATCGCCGGTACCGCTATCAACATGATGGCCAGCCGCCTGAAACTGATACCGGTATCTAGCGGTGCTGCACGTGATGCCTTTGACCAGCTGGGCATATCAATGGAACATTACACCGAACTGGTGGAATCCGGCAAAGGAACCGAGGCAATGCTGACGGTGCTTGAGGCATTGACCAAGATCCAAGGCGTAAAGCGTTCCCAGATCATGAAAGATATGTTCGGGGAAAACGCAAACCGCCACATCAATTCATTGGTTGAGGGACTGGACACACTGAAAGCAAATTTGCACCTGGTTGCAAATGAAACCGAGTATGCCGGATCAATGCAGCGTGAATTCGCAGCACGATCCGCCACAACGGAAAACAACCTGCAACTGTTAAAGAACCAGATGGCAGTTCTGGCAACGAATGTTGGTGCGACATTACTGCCGGCAATCAACAGCGTTGTTGGCATATTCGGCAAAGCAGCCAGCAGTCTGGCCGAATTCGCAGAAAAGCATCCGACACTGGTCAAATACATTGGCCTGGCGGTGGCAGGCATGACATCGTTCAAGATTGCATCGTTTGCACTGGGATATGGGTTCACATTCCTCAAAGGCGGTGCGCTGGCCATCATTGGGGTATTCAGCAAAGTTAAGACGATATTCTCGGTCGCCAAGATCGCACTGGGGGCTGTGATACCGGTTATCAAGGCGGTTGGGACGGCTTTCCTGACCAATCCGGTGGGACTGATAATCACAGGGATTGCAGTCGGGGCCGCACTGATAATCAAATACTGGAAACCGATATCCGCATTCTTCAAGCGGTTGTTTGAGCCAGTGGTTCAGGTATTCAAGCAGGTATGGAACTGGATCACAAACCTATGGGAAAAAGCCAAGAACATATTCAACGGCGTAAAAGAATGGGTCAAAGACAGCTGGGTTGGCAAGGCCTGGAACTGGGCATTTGGCGATGACGAAGAAGAAACAGAAAAACCGCCCAAGGTTGGCGACACAGTATCCGTCATCAACGAAATGACCAATGAAGCCGCACCGGTTGAACTGCCACAATCCAAGATATCCAACAACAACACATCAAGTGTGGCGATATCGGCACCCATAACGATAAATGCAGCACCAGGAATGTCGGCCGAAGACGTTGCAGCAGCCGTCCAGACAGAACTGAACAATCGTGAACACCAAGCAACACGGCGAACACGCAGTGCAAACTATGACTAAGGGATAAACAATGGCAATCGGGGACTTACTGAAATCAGTTGGTGGGGATATGAACCTGAATTCGGCCCTGGACATCAACATGATGATGATTCTGGGGGCGTACAGGTTCTGCATATCCAATGCAGCATACCAGAGTCTTAGCCGGTCAACCGAATACAACTGGGCGGAACAGGAACGGTTGGGAACCGGACCGGCTTTGCAGTTTGTTGGTGCCGGCCCAGAAAAGATCAGCCTGCATGGGGAAATATATCCGCACTTCAAAGGCGGTCTGCGCCAGGTAACCCTGATGAGGGCTGAGGCCGGACTGGGAATTCCCCTGATGCTGATATCGGGTAATGGAATGGCGTTTGGCCGATGGTGCATAACCAGCATCAGCGAAGACCAGACATATTTCCTAAAAGACGGAACCGCACGCAAGATATCGTTTTCAATAACCCTGCAGAAATACGGCGAAGAAACACAGGCCGGTGCGCTGGGGATCGTTCAACAAGTGGTGGGTGCATTATGACAATTTACACAAGTAAAGATGGCGAAACATTGGACTACATAGTATGGCGACACTATGGCAAGACCGCCGGTATCCTGGAACAGGTTCTGGTCCAGAACCGGCATCTGGCCGGATATGATGCGGTCCTGCCGGCAGGCGTTCAAATAACACTGCCCGACATAGTCCAAGACACAAACAAGCAGAAGATAAAGATGTGGCAATGAAACCGAAATACAAAATCATTGCGGACGATAACGACATAACCGAACTGATACATAGCCGTCTGATATCGCTAAGTATCAGCGATGAAATCGGAATTGTGTCCGATACGATGACAATGGAACTGGACGACCGAGATTCAGCATTCGCACTGCCATCGTCTGGTGCCGTGCTAAGTGTTGCGATGGGGTATGATGAACTGTACCCGATGGGACAGTTTGTTGCAGATGAAATAGAACTGAACGCATCGCCCCAGACATTAACCATAACCGCACGTGCATCAAACTCTAACCTGCACGATATGGGGGAATTCAAAGCACCTAAGACAGAATCCTGGGACAAGAAAACCCTGACCAGCATCGTGCAGACCATCGCCGGCAGATATGGTATAACGGCTGCCATATCTGCCACCTTTGCAGGCATTCAGATTGACCACGTGGATCAGACCGAAGAAAGCGATTGCGCATTTATCCAAAGGTTGGCTAGCGACTATGGCGCAGCAATCAAGATTGCAGGTGGCAAGTTGATGTTTATAGATCCGCTGACTGGCAAATTCCCAGACGGATCGCCATTGCCAACGATACCGGTAACCACGGTGTCCAGCATGCGCCTGCGAATAACGGAAAGGAATAAATACGGAAAAGTATCGGCAAAATACTATGACGTGAACAAAGCCGAAGAGCAAGAAATCACAGTTGGCACATCACCGCCAACATATGAGATAAGGGACACATACAGCAATCAGCAACAGGCACAACTGCAGGCCCAGGCCAAACTGAATGAAATAGCAGATGGCACATACGCACTGACAGTTGAAATGCCAGGCAACCCAATGTTGGGGGCAGAAAGTGTGATTGATATACAGGTTGGACGGACTGAATTCAGGGGCAAGTGGGTAATCAAATCCTGCCGGCACACAATGAACAGTTCTGGCTATAAAACCAGTATAGAGGCAACCAGACCAAGGGAGGCAACCGATGGTTAAACAACAAGAACGAGAGGGATTCAAGATGAGAGTGGACGGCAGACTTTTGTATGGCCTGATGGCGGCATTGGTCGGCTTTGTGGTTCGTGCAGAATCACACCACGCATCGGTAAACACCAGGTTGGCACAACTGGAACACAGGACCGATACCCTGGAATCCGACCTAAAGATAATCAAGGAATCCCTGTACGAGATACGTGGGGACGTAAAAATCTTAATCAAAGGGGCAAACGGATGAAAAACGTAATCACATACATAGCCAAGATATTCAGTGACAAGAACGGAAACCCATCTGCCAAACGATATGCGTGTGCATTATTCGGCATAACGGCAGTCGTGCTGGCAGCATGCGGATTTGGGGTTGAAATAGTCGCACTGTTCGTAGCGGCAGCACTGGGGGAAAACATAACAAGTTTATTTGAAAGAAAGGAAAAGAAATGAAACGCAAACCACCAAGGGGAATAAGAAACAACAATCCAGGAAACATCAGATACACCGGCACACAATGGGCCGGTTTATCTTTGCCACCATCAGATGGCGAATTCTGCATATTTACAGAACCAAAATGGGGCATTCGTGCGCTGGCCAGGGTCTTGAAAGTATACCAGACCAAATACGGCATCTGCACAGTATCTGGCATAATCAGACGGTGGGCTCCATCATTTGAGAATGATACCGCAGCATACGTAAAAAGTGTATGCCATCAAACCGGCTTTGGGTCCGGATCGGAACTGAACCTGTTTGACAACGACACAATGCTGGCACTGGTAAAGGCCATCATTCAGCACGAAAACGGCCAGCAGCCATACAGCAACGAAGAACTGTTGGAGGGCATACGATGCGCATAAAAGAATACTGGAACAAATACAAAGCATACATAGTTGCCGGTGCGGTTGCGCTGGCTTATTTAATCGGCATAAAGAAAGGAAAGACCAATGAAAAAGCACGCCAGACTAAGACGGTTTTACAGAACGTACAAAGGGCTAATAAAGCTAGGGATTCTGTTGCTAATAATCCTGATGTTGTGCAGCGGTTGCACAAAAAATATAACAGGCGGTGATTACTGCCTGTTATATCGTCCAATCTATGCTGACTACACCAACGACACAGCCGAAACCATAGAACAAATCGATGCAAACAACATCGTCTATGACCGCCTGTGCGACTAAAATTATTACTTTACTTGTGATTTTCTTTTTCGTACAGCCGCCTGAAGTGCTTCACGAGATAAAACATCCCGCATTTGTCTTTTTAATGTGTCTTCTGCATCTTTTTGAAGAACTTTACTAAAGCCCTTGGCAAATTTTGCTCTCTTTGCTGCTTTTTTTGCATCTGTCATTATAACCTCATTTGTTACATACCTACACAGTGTCTATTTTACCAAAAAATTCGCAGTTTTTCAACCCATTGTTGGATGCAAGAAACTAGTCGGTATACAAATCCCACAGTTCCTCAAAGTGAATGCTGTATTCTTTGTCCGGCTGCTCAAAGAACAGACAGTTTTCACTATTGGACTGGGTTGCGGCCTTGGTCCAGTTATAGGAACCAGTCACAATCGTTTTGCCATCAAATATGGCGTATTTGTTGTGCATTATTTTATGCTTTTTATGAATCACAACCGGAATACCGGCAGCAGCCAATTCTTCATCTAGCGAATACTTATTTGATGACATCAGGCGGTCTGTGATGACACGCACTTTTGCCCCACGTTTCTTTGCAGCCAAAATGGCATCAACGATTTTGCGGTTGGTAATAGAATAAACGGCGATGTCAATTTTCTTGGCTTTGTTAATCTCGGCTACAATGTTATTTTCACAATCAGGACCAGGGGTAAAATAGATACGAATCCAGTCCTTTGCCTTAATCTCTTGCAATTCAACCGGTGTCTCAACCGGCTGTGTTTCCTCAACTTCATAGGATTTATTCCACAACCTAGACCAGAACGATGGCTTGTCGTCATCTACTTTTTTTTTGCTGCCAGTTGCAGCAAGACCACCATCAAACCGTTTCAAGAATTCGGCACGTTTGTCAGAATCTTTGGCCAGCAAGATAACATAAATCTCGGTATTGCTGACTTTGCCAATGACCAACAAATCACCTTCAGTCATTATCTCGGTCACATCATTGGTCGGATAATACAGGGCATAAATCGGCTTCTTGGACTTTTTATTGATGAAATAATACCAGGTCGCTTTATCAACCACCGAAACAACATCATTGTCAGAAATACGCATATAGTTGGTCTTGAAACGAACTTTGCGACTTTCATCTTTTACTTCACCCAGAATATCAATCAGCTTACGCACACCCAAGAACTCATGCCGGTCATGAACCATAGTTTCAGACTTGGTCAGGTTTTTAATTGCAACGGACTTGAATTCAGGAACTTTCTTCTCGCTATCAAAGACAACCTCAAAAGCATAGTGATAGCTGGCTGCATGAACAACCGAACTATGGCCACAGAATATGCAGACCAAGACGGATAAAATCAGCAGGAATTTCTTCATAGCAAGATTATGAATCAAGCCGCAAAGACTGTCAAGTTATCATTGTCATTGGCAACAACTGATGCCGATTTCTTGCGGATAAAAATGCGTGCATACAGGCGTTGACCATTTATAGTGCAACGGTCCCGATTGTAGGTCAATTCTTCGTCCAGCCCCACTAAAACAAACTGTGCCGGGTTATAACAACCCATGAATGTAATAGGCACACCAATCAACCCATCATAGTCCATCGGAATATCCTTGATACGGCTAACATTTATTGCATCGATGTTGTCGTATTTTGGATAGCAAGACTCATTACCGAAATACCGCTTGGACAATACCAGACCATTTTTGTTGGGTGTTTGCAGGTTCGTGAACCAGCATACCGCAACCACCGCCTTTGGAACACCATTAACCACCTTATAGGTCTTGTCCGGTTCAACCACCGGAACATCAAACAACAACGGCCCAAAGGATTTGTATCCCAACCGAACCTGACCAGACATAAACAAAGGGAAAAAATCCTTATACGAAACAGCGTTTTGATTGCCCAGGATCAGGAACTGCTTGCCTGATTCAATCAACTGGGCCACATATTGCCGGAACAAAGAAAAAGGCGGATTGGTAACAACCACATCCGCCTGCTGCAACATAGCAACTGATTCCGGACTTCGAAAGTCAATGCCACCCAGACCACCAGACCAGATGACATCACGAATAATCCCCTGGGATTTTAGATTCAAAAAGTAACGCACAAAATTGCTACACTCAGTATCACAATTACAGTATATGACCTTATTCCTAAACTGATCCAGGTAATGGTCACATTCGGCAGCGATATCCTGATACTGGGTATAGAACTCATCGTTTTTATTGTTTTTGGCACGCTGCATGCCAGCTCTCCTTCCAGACATATAAACCTCGCATAGAAAAAGCCCCAGCACAGAGCCAGGGCAGAATAAAAAAAGACGGCTTAAAACCGTCCGCTTGATGCCCAGCATTATATCACAAATCAAAGAAAAAATCAACAGAAGTATTTTTCCATAAAAACACCAATAAAACAGCGGGTTTTAATCACATTTTATTTGTTTTTAGCCCTATTTTATGATAAAATATCACCCGACACAGGCGACTGTGCTGGGCGTTACAACCCATAACATTAGGTGTCCGTGGGGACACAAAAAACCTCTAACCTTTGGTTGGAGGGCGGCGAATATATTGAATAAGCCCGCTATTTCCTAATGTTATAGTTGTAAACCTCCAACCACCTAAATTATGCCTGTGTGGAATTAGACGGAGAGCAGCATGACCAAACAGAAACAAACAGCCAACAAAACAACCACCCTGCCCAAGACATTGTGGGGATTTTATTTTAAACATGCAATTCATGGTAATGGCTGGATGATTCTGGCGGGTGCAATCTTATCATTTATTGTCGCATTTGACCGCGTATTACAGCCACTTATTCAAAGCTGGACAGTGGCAATATTCGAAACACCGGTACCAGCCGGCATGACATTGATGGAACATGCATTGCCGACCGTATTGATGATAATCGGATTAAACCTTACTATGACAGTCCTGGGGCAAATCAGGGGATGGCTTGGCACACATTGGGCTCCCAGAGCATATCGTCAAATATCAGAGGTTCTGACAGCTTATGTCCATAGACAATCTATGTCATTTTGGACAGGTCGTATGGCCGGACAGACAAGCAGCCAAATGGGCCAAATATCCACCGGGTTTGACGTATTGGGAACACTGATAGATGCCTTTTGTCGTTTGGCGACAATTGTTGTTAATGCAACATTGCTGTTTGCAGTAAACAGATATGTTGCATACATGTTTTTTGCAATCATAGTATTCAGAGTTCTTTACTCATGGCGCTTATCAAAGAAACTGAAAGATGCAACCAAGCACCGCGCAACAGTTATCAGCAAATTACAGGGCAAGGTTCTGGACAGTGTGTCAAACTACTCGCTGGTAAAACTGTTTGCACGTTCTAAGCAGGAAGAAGAACACCTGGCCCCTATTCGCACAGAACGAGTTCAGGCCACAATTAACACAGGATTCTTACAACGACTGTTTAATGGTGTCCCAGCTGTTTTATGGGATATCACAACAGGAATAAATATATTACTGTGCGTATATCTGTATTCCAAAGGCGAATTAACAATCGCAGGCGCAGTCCTTGCGACAAGTATCTATATCGGCGTGTTTGGCACTATTGCCGCAGTAATTGATATGGTTCCAACAATTATAGAAAAAACAGGTGCAGCTGCACGCGCCTATGAAGAACTGGTATCACCAATCGATGTTATGGATGCGCCAAATGCCCCAGATATGCAGGTTACATGTGGCACAATTGAATTCCGCAATGTATCGTTCAAATACAAACGCAAATGGGTTCTGAGGGACCTGAACCTGAAAATCAAATGTGGCGAACGTGTCGGTATCGTTGGTCCATCGGGTGCTGGTAAGACAACATTGGTACACCTGCTGATGCGGTTTTGGGATCCAACACACGGTCAAATCCTGATTGACGGCCAAGATATCAAAGAATACACCCAGGATTCACTACGCGAAAACATTGCGTTCATCCCACAAGACCCGACAATGTTTAACCGCACCCTGCGTGAAAATATTGGATATGGCAAAGTAGATGCAACCGATGCAGAAATCCGCCGTGCAGCCAAGCGTGCCGCCGCCCACGATTTCATTATGGAAACCGAGAAGAAATATGATTCCCTGGTTGGTGACCGCGGTATCAAATTATCTGGTGGGCAAAGACAGCGCATCGCCATTGCACGTGCTTTCTTGAAAGATGCACCTATCCTGGTCCTGGACGAGGCTACATCTGCCCTGGACAGCGAAACCGAAGTCGCAATTCAGGAATCATTTGACGAACTGGCGGCCGGGCGCACAACGGTTGCGATTGCACACCGCCTGTCCACCCTGCGTAATATGGACCGCATTATTGTAATCAAGGATTGCCACGTAATTGAACAAGGCAGCCACCAATCATTACTGCGCAAGCGTGGCGAATATGCACGCCTGTGGAAAATGCAGTCTGGTGGATTTTTACAAGAATAA